AAGCTTAATTTTAATCCTGGGGATGCTAATGAGCTTAAAAAGTTACACTCAAATCCATCAAGCTTTATCGGTAAGTTTATCGATGATAGCGGCTTGATTAAGGATGCAGGTGGATACCATAAGGCTTTGGCTGTTGCAATGAACCCTGAGAGGTTTGCCAAGTTCTTCTATGAGCAAGGTATGACTGATGCAGCAGATGACTTTATGCGTAAGACTAAAAATGTAAATATGTCTGAGCGTAAGGCAAATGAGACAACGAGGGGGAATGATGGGTTTCAGGTTAAATCGGTTAATCCTGACCATGGAAAAAGCTTAAAAATCCGAAGTATAAAAAAATTGTAGACAATTAAAATTCTAAAAAGATGCCTAGTGCTTTATTAAACACGCCTACCTATCAGTTGCAACCAGCAGCGGAACAATTGGCCTTACAGACAAACTATATTACCAACTTCAACTTCTTGAATCAGTATCTTCCTGATACTTATGAGAAGGAATTTGAGCGTTATGGTAATCGTACAATTGCATCATTCTTGCGCCTTGTAGGTGCTGAGATGCCTTCAAACTCTGACCAAATCAAATGGGCTGAGCAGGGTCGTTTGCACATTAAATATACTAACTGTACTGCTTCTAGTATTGGTACTCCTGCTGGAACTGGTATATTTACAATTTCTGATGCAGGTGCATTAACTGCTGCAATCCGCGTTGGTCAAACTTTGTTCATTCAAGTTAATGCAACAGGTGTAACCAATAAAGCTATTGTTACTGCTGTAACTGGTTTAGCTGTGACTGTAGCTTTTTACGAAGCTACTGTTCTTATAGCGAACACTAATGTTTGTACTATTTTTATTTATGGTTCTGAATTCAGAAAAGGAACTACAGGTATGGTTGGTTCTCTTGATTCAGAAGATGAAATCTTCTCTAACAAACCAATCATCCTAAAAGACCGTTACGCTGTAAATGGTTCTGATATGGCTCAGATCGGATGGGTTGAAGTAACAACTGAGAATGGCGCTACTGGCTACCTTTGGTACCTAAAATCAGAGCATGAGACTCGCCTTCGCTTTGAGGACTACCTTGAAACAGCTATGATTGAAGCCGTTCCTGCTGAAGCAGGTTCAGGTGCTGCTACTGTATTAGGTGGTGCTGGTCAAGGTGGATCTGAAGGTATCTTCTACGTTGTAAACGATCGCGGTAACGTATGGGGTGGTGGTACGCCAACATCTCTTGCTGATTGGGATACAATCGTACAGCGTCTTGACAAGCAAGGAGCTATTGAAGAGAATGTTATCTTCTGTAATCGTCAATTGAGCTTTGACATTGACGGTATGCTTGCAGGCCTTAACGGTGCAAGTACAACTGCTGTTGGTACTCCTTCTTACGGTGCTTCTTACGGTCTATTTGACAATGACGTAACTATGGCTTTGAATCTTGGTTTCTCAGGTTTCAGACGTGGTTATGACTTCTACAAATCAGATTGGAAGTACTTGAATGACCCAACTATGCGTGGCGGTCTTTCTACGGCTGCTGCTACAGCTGCTGGGACTATAACAGGTCTTCTTGTTCCTGCCGGTTCAACTTCTGTTTACGACCAGATTATGGGCAAAAACGCTAAGCGTCCATTCCTTCATGTTCGCTATCGTGCAACTGAGTCTGAAGATCGTAGATACAAAACTTGGATTACAGGTTCTGCCGGTGGTGCTGCTACTAGCGACTTGGATGCAATGGAAGTAAACTTCCTTTCTGAGCGTTGTGTTTGTACCCTTGGTGCTAACAACTTTGTTTTGTTTAGATACGGTTAATAAGGTGAATACTGGGGAGTGTCTTATGGCACTCTCCTTTTTTTTAAATTAAATCAAATTAAATATATGTCTGAGTTAAAAAAAATGGTACCTACTGATAAGGTATATAGGTTAAAATCTTCATCTACTCCATTGTCATATACATTGGCATCAAGAAATCATCCAAGGTTCCCTTTGATGTGGTATGATGAAAAGAACAATGTAAACAGAGCGCTAAGATATGCATCAAATCAAAAATCTCCATTCGAGGACGAGCAAGATGGGAATGCTATTTTAGAGCCTATCATCTTTGAGAATGGATTTTTAACTGTTCCTAAGTCAAATCCTGTTCTTCAAGCTTTCATGCATTACCATCCAATGAGCAACAGAGTATTTGAAGAGGTAGATAAGGAGAGAGAAGCGTTTGAAGAAGTTGAAGACTTAAACATTGAGGTAGACGCATTGATAGCCGCTAGAAATTTAAGCATAGAGAAGCTTGAGATTATGACAAGGGTATTATTTGGTAAAGACCCATCGGTTATCTCAACGGCAGAATTAAAAAGAGATATGCTTATTTTTGCCAAGATGAACCCAAGAGAGTTTATGCAAACCATAAACGACCCTGAATTAAACTACCAAGGCAAGATTATGCTATTCTTCGAAAAGAAACTATTAGCTCTCCGTAATAATGACAGAGAGATTTGGTTTACAACACCATCCAATAAAAAGAAAATGTGTTCAATACCATTCGGTGCTGACCCACATGATTTTGCTGGACAGTTCTTACAAAGTGACGAAGGCCTTGATGCGCTAAAGATGTTAGAGACATACTTAACGTAGTCAAGTGAAAATATTTTAGAGTTATAGTAAGAGAGGGTGTAAATATATGCCCTCTTTTTTTTATATTTGTAAAAAAATAGAGAATGATCAACTCAGTAAGAAATACAGTGCAGTCTGTTCTGAACAAGAACAACTATGGGTACATCTCACCGGCTGACTTCAACCTGTATGCATTGCAAGCTCAGATGGAGATATTTGAGGAGTACTTTGCCACATACAACAAGGTTATAAATATGGAGAATGGTCGCATGGCAGGAACTGACTATGCAGACTTAGAGCAACCTATAGCAGAGCTGCTAGAGACATTTATTACTACTAAGTTCCTTGTACCAAGCCCTGCGGCATCAGGTTACATCGGGAATAATTTCTTCGCTCCATCGCTAACAACAACAGGGTCTGACTACTACTTAATAAATAGAGTTAACTGCTACACCACTGTGTTGGCATCAGGAGCCAATACAAACACTGTACCGTCATACCAATTGATTGATGCCGGTGCGAGCTTTGTAACGGCAGGCGTATCTGTTGGTGACGTAGTTGTCAATACTACTCTCTATGAGGGTGCATTTGTGACAAGCGTGTCAGCTACAGCCCTTGACATAACAGATGACATCTTTACGGCTATAGGCCAAGACTATAAGGTATACAAGGCATCAGCAATCAGTGAGGCTGAGAAGGTGACAATGGGTAAAATACTTATGCTAAACCAATCCCTGCTCACTACTCCATCTGCTCAGTATCCTGCGTACACATTGTCTAATAGCAATGTTCTTACTGTGTATCCAGTTAGCGTATCAGGGTATGGCGCTGTGCAGGCGGTTTACTTTGCATACCCAAGGCCACCGAAATGGACGTACATCTCACTTGCCAGTGGCGAGCCTGTATTTGACCAATCACAGCCTGACTATCAGGACTTTGACCTGCCACTTGAGGATGAGTACAAGCTTGCAATGAAAATATTACAGTACTGTGGCATTAGCATTCGCGAGACTGAGGTGGCTCAATTCGCTATGTCTCAGGAGCAACAACAATCTGCAAATTCATAACAAATGGCATATATATCAAATTTTCAGTATTACACCAATAATGGCAATAATCCAACGGATGCCAATTGGGGTTCGTACCAATATGTTAGCCTGTTCGACATTGTCAACAACTTTCAGTTGATGTATACCGGCAACCACTCATTGGTCAATAACGAGGAGCGATATAAGACATTGTTCCACGCGAAGAGAGCCATCCAGGAGTTGAACTATGACGCATTCAAGGAGATTAAAGTCCTTGAGCTTAGTGTCTGCGATCAACTACGCTATGTGCTGCCGCATGACTTTGTCAACTGGGTGCGCATCTCGCTTTATGTGAATGGAACTCTGTTGCCTCTTTCTGAGAATATACAAACACTATCATCAAAGGCCTATTTGCAGGACAATGATTGCAATATTTTGTTTGACCAAAATGGTAACATCTTGGAGCCACAGTACTCAAACATTGACTACGATCGAATCAAAGGAACCAAGAAAAGTATTTACCTTAATTATGGCCATCAGTTTCACGGACATGAGGGATATTGCTGTGACGGCAATTGGTATTTTGAGCATAGCATAGGTGCTAGATTTGGTCTCAATACAGAGACTGCTAATCGCAACCCTACGTTTA